CAATGTACTCATTGTTTATCCTAATTTATATCCCCAAAGAAAAGTTCCATCAGTTCTCCATGTCGCATTATCCGCAACAAAACTTCCAATTTGTAATGTTTTTCCTGCTGTAGCATTAAACAATGGACTGTGAGTAAGACCTCCATCGTTGCCACGAGGATGAAAATGATATAAATTACTAGTGCCATATGTTTCAGTTACAGCATTACCATTCATAGAACACCCCATGTAATCAGCAGCATTAGTAGGATTGGCATAAACTTGAAAATGAATGTGATAAACGCCATCAGTAGGAAAAGTTACTGTTCCACCACTAAACATACTTCCAACATTAAAACGAACAGTCCAACTTGCTACACTGACAGACCAATCAGAATCATGTCCTGTGTTGGTTATTGTGCTGTTTGATGCAAGTTGACATAAAAATCGTGGTTGAGCAGGATATGCTATTCTACCACTACTGTCAATAGTCTGAGCAGTAGTGCCATCCGTATGCTTTATATTCTGTACTAGAAGGTTGCTCATATAATTGCTAGATTACCCCCTGAGTTTACTGTGATGGTTACACCAGAAGATACTGTCAAAGGTCCTGTGGCTGTCGCATTTTCTGTTGCTTCTATCGTTGTATCTACATCTACAGTCTGTGAGTTAACCCTAAACATACCACCATTCTTGAAGTTACCTTTGTTCTGCGTTGGTATCGTAATGCTTGTATCCGTTGCACCAAGATAGATAACAAAAATATTACCTGTGCCACTTGATGGAGCTTCTGTAAATGTTAGATTAGTGCCATTAGGCACTGTAAATGCGTCTACACTCTCTTGTATTACACCGTCAACGCTTACCACGATGTCTTCTTGGGTAACAGTCTGGTTTAAGGTAAAGACCGTTGTAGAGTTATCTCCGTTAAACTCCTGCGTGGCAGGTCTTGATGAAAAACTAGAACCAACTTGACTTCCTATGTATGGCATTATGTTTGCTCCATTATTCCAATAATTGTATCAAGGCTGTTTGCTGTGTTGGAAGACACTTGCAAACTATGTCCTGCTTGCATGATGGTTTTATTACCTGCCATAAATTCAAAAGCACCTTGTGCAGGTATAGGTATATTAAACCCAAGATGCCCTGTTTCATCGCCTATCAATCTTATTTTAACATTAATCTGACTTGATGTAATGTTACAAAGATTGATGCTTAATACAACTGTTGTGGTGTTTGCAGGACAAGTATAAACAGTGGCAAAAGCATTTGCTGATGTCGAACTCCCATCTTTTATTTTGTTTTTAAATGTATTAGGCATATTGTTATCCTACATCATCTAATAACGCACAAACTAAAACCTCTGCTGTGGATGCTGATGATATTGCGTGTATGTCAGCAACTGTTGTATTTGGTAATCTTGCACAAAAGAACTCATTCGGACCTATCGTAATCCCATCACCTACTGAAGAGGATGCTGTTCCTGCATCCAACACTATGTAGATACTCCTACTATTTGTGTCGATATTCTTAATGAATATGAAATTTACTTTATCTCCTGTCGCTACGGCTGTCGGTGCTGTGTCATCATCCACGGCTGTATAATCCGTGTAATTACCTGCTATCAAATCTGTGCTGGAATTTGATACACTTGTTTTCTTAAAATACCATTTATCGTTTGCATCAGAGGGCGATACCGTCATAGTAGCCGAAAGCGTTTTGGCTATCTCATCAGGAAGCACCGTTGCCTGTATGCTTGCTATTGCGTCATTTGCCATGTGTTTTCTCCTTTATCCTAACGCTATGCTTAATGCAATAATATCGTCTGTTGTGGCTGCCCCTATGTCTGTTGCAAGCTCAGAGGCACTTCTGCCCTCAATGCTTGTTCCGTCAACTCTAAGAAAATCATTATCTACTATATTTGCATTTGCAACCAAAACATTTCCATTTGATATTCCTGTTGATAGCGTCGCTGTTGATGTTACAGCTACATCATTAAGTGTAATAGCATCAGCTTCAAGCGTTCCATCCACATCTACATCACCAGATATGTCTAGTGATCCTGCCTGTAACGCTCCGTCTGTAACGGTTAAGTTTCCTGTGGATGCCCCAGTAGCTGTTGTTGTTCCTACTACAAATGTATCAGAACTCTCATCCCACATTATTATAGCATTATCGCCAGTAGAACCTCTTTCTATGACTATACCACAGTCGTTAGAGTTTGAGGTTGCTCCACTGTTAAGCTCTAACAAACTGTCCTTAATAGTTGTATTTGTAGTATCAACAGTTGTGGTTGTGCCGTTTACTGTAAGGTTTCCTGCAAAGGTTGCATTTGCTCCACTAAATGTAACGGCTGTTGTAGGTGTTGAACCTGACTTTATAACAAGCTCACCACTGCTATTTGTTAAACTACCAAATGTCGTGCCATCGTCTTTTAATGTTACATCAGCTCCACCTGCATCTAAGGTTATGTCTCCTGCTGAGTCTAATGTAATCGTTGATCCTGTTATTGTTTCTATAACAGGGCTTGTTAATGTTTTATTTGTAAGCGTAGCTGTAGATGTTGCCGATACTAATCGAGCATCTCCACCTGTGCTCGGGAGAGTCAGTGTATTATTAGCACTTTCTGAATGTGGAGCAGCGATTATTGTTTGTCCATGTGAGTTAGCCTCACAGTTTAATTTTATAGCACCTTGATTACTGTTACCTTTTACAACAACTTTTCCTGTTCCGTTTGGAGCTAACTCTAGGTCTGCATTTGAAGTAGTGACAATATCGTTGCCATTGACATCTAAATTGCCTCCCAACTGAGGGCTAGTATCGTTTACTACATCAACCCCTGTGAGAGATGCACCACTACCACTAAAAGCTGTAGCTGTTACTGTCCCCCCTATGGCAACATTATTGCTACCATCTTCGACCACGAGTTTACTAGCTGGTATAGTTATAAAAACATCTTTAGTGCCAGAACCAAGTGTCACTGCACTATTACTATTTGAACTAGCTATGATTGACGTTCTAGCTAGCGTGTTGGGGCTTCCCGTAGCAAAAGTCCCTAACCCTACTTCAAAGGCATTATTAGTATTATCAACTATAGCATAATAAGTAGTATCACCGTTTGATAAGTTTGCCGTAAAAGTTTCAAAATTAGTAACTGCACCTCCAAGATCTATAGTTCCTGTACCTGTTGTTACTGTAGTTTCGCGTACTCTATCTGCTATTACAAACGCCATTAAGCTATCCTTATGATTGCGTTACTTACATCTCCCGTTGGAAAAACCACTTTAAAATTTCCTGACGAAGCTGATTTATCTGCTCCGAAGTCTAAAACACAAACGGCAGGATTTGTAAGGCTTGAATTACTTTTATCATTAGCACTCGGTGTACTGTTATAAATTAATGCTCCTCTTGCAGTCAAAGTTACATTTGAAAATGTCTCATCTTCAAAATCCATAAATGCTGTTGTACCACTTGTGTTAGGAAAGGTCGCACTCACTTTATCTAGATCATTACCTCCAGAGCTATAATTAGTGCCTGATACTTCATTACTGGTAGTAAAAGCCGTTGTGTCTGCTCCTAAACTAGCACTACTCGTGTATAACGCTATTTTAAAAGTATCTCCACTTGTGTTCCTAAAATCATGCACTCCTAACAGTAATTCAGCTTTGAATGAAGTACACATTGCCTGTGATATAGCCATTACGCTCTCCTTATTTGCTCAGCAAGTTTTTCATATCCTGCATCCTTAATCATATTATATACAGTAGTTCTATCAGATTTTATACCTTCTTTTACATAATGGGTAATAACTGTATGTAGGTGTTTTTTAAAAGCTCGAGCTTGCTCTCTAATTTCAGGTGCTGCGTTATCACCCACTTCAACTATTTTTTCCACACAAAAGCTTGCTATTTCTTCAGGGGTAAAACCTCTATTATTAGTAGTGTGAACTTGCACTACTGGAGTTTTAGGTAAATCTAACAACATTATTGTTTACTCCTTGTAACTAAACCAGTTCTGTAAGCATCAGTATTTTCTCGTGCTTCTCCATATAGTTTTAATCCTTGTACAGCTTCAACAAATCTTTGACTATAGTTTTGTATTACATCAGCTTCACCTTTCATAAATGTGTACGCTTCTATGAGACTACCATACAACATAGCATTCGGTGCATTTGTACTTAACCAAGTAGAACCACCATCTACACCTGCTGTTAAACTCGTAGGTCTATAATAATAATGGAGTTCAACTGCCAATGCACTACTAGGTGTTGGAGCTATAAGAAAATTATCTACATCAAATAAAGCATAATATCTAGGAGTGCCTGTAGTTGAAGGGTTTGGGTGGAAAGTCTGTAAAAAATTTACATCTTTGTAATCTAAAAACACAGTTTCACTACTACTATTTGTAAA